ATAATAAATAGAAAATCAGGAAGCAAGATAATCTTTAGGGGGATCAAGACAAGCTCAGGAGATCAGACAGCAAGTCTAAAATCACTAACAGGTATAACGACTTGGGTTGTGGATGAAGCAGAGGAACTAACAGACGAGCAGAAGTTTGATACTATTGATCTATCAGTAAGACAGCAAGGTAATCAAAACAGAGTAATACTAATACTTAACCCCACAACTAAAGAACATTTTGTCTACACACGATTCTTTGAGGATAAGGGTGTGCAGGAAGGTAGCAATACGAATAAGGATAACACCACATACATTCATACCACCTACTTAGATAACCTAAACAATCTATCTAAAAGCTACATAGAGCAGATAGAACAAATGCAAAAGCGCAGACCTGAGAAATACAAACAACAAATGTTAGGTTCTTGGATGGCTAAAGCTGAGGGTGTGATATTTGATAATTGGACTATTGGCGAATTTAAAAAGAAAGGTGTAAGCGTATGGGGGCAGGATTATGGTTTTGCTGCTGACCCATCAACCCTTGTAGAAACAAACATAGATACAGATAACAAAATAATCTACCTAAGGGAATGTTTTTATTTACCAAGACTAACTACATCACAGATAGCACAACTCAATCTTAAACACGCTAAGGATGGTCTTATCGTAGGGGATAGCGCAGAGGTTCGTTTATTACACGAAATAAAAGCTAAAGGTTGTAACGTAAAAAAATCAATCAAAGGACAGGGTAGTGTTACCTATGGCATCTCTTTATTACAAGACTACGACCTTGTGGTAAGCCCTGATAGTACAAACCTTATCAAAGAGCTAAACAATTATAGATGGTTAGAGCGTAAGTCTAACACTCCAATAGATGCTTACAACCACCTTATAGATGCGATACGTTATAGCGTAGGATACCAACTGCAAAACCCAAATAGAGGTCAGTACGCTATTCGCTAAAATCATTTTTTTTTACGATATATAATTATGAAAGTAGATATAGAAATCCCTGAATCACTTAATGAGATAACCTTAGACCAATATCAGAGATATCTAAAGATACAAGACAAAAACGAGGATGAGAAGTTTTTAGCTGTTAAGATGATAGAAATCTTTTGTGGGATTCGTGGAGATCACGTCCTACTGATGAGAGCTACTGATATTAACAGCATAGTGCAGATATTAACTGAGATGCTAAACAACACACCCAAACTGCAAACCATGTTCAAGATGAAAGGTACACAGTATGGGTTTATACCTAAGTTAGATGATATGAGCTTTGGCGAATACATAGACTTAGATACGTTTATAGGCGATTGGGATAATATGCATAGGGCTATGAATGTTTTATACAGACCAATTACGAATCAGTATGGAGATAAGTACAACGTAGAGGATTACAGCGTAGATAACGCAGAGCAGATGAAAGATATGCCTATGAGTGCAGTCTTAGGTTCTATTGTTTTTTTTTACAATTTAGGGATGGACTTATCGAAAGCTATGCTGAATTATTTGGGGAACGAGGAGATGAACTTAGCTCTGCATCTAATTTCGGACGAAAATGGGGGTGGTATCAATCACTTTACGCACTCGCTCAGGGGGATATTGGACGATTTGAAGATATCACTAAACTAAATGCTCATCAATGTTTATATGCCCTAAGTTTTATGAAAGACAAAGCGGAGTTAGAAGCAAGACAAATAAAAAGTAAATTCAATGGCTAATCAAGGTGTAAGAGGTTTTTATCAAATCACAGAAACAATAAAAGACCAACTGTTAAACGATGTAAACGTCAACACAGTAACCACAGGGGATATAACAGATATCGACCTATCTAAGCAGACTATCTTCCCTCTATGCCATATCATTGTAAACAACGTAACAATAGAAGAGCAGGTGTTGCGCTTTAGTATGTCTATCCTTGCTATGGATATCGTTGACCAAAGTAAAGATGAAACAACAAACATCTTTAGGGGTAACAACAACGAACACGATGTACTCAACACACAACTTGCTGTAATCAACAAACTGATAGGTGTACTTAGAAGTGGTGCGTTGTACACAACCAAATACCAATTAGATGGCGATCCATCTTGCGAACCTTTTTACGATAGGTTTGAGAATCAAGTAGCAGGGTTTGCTTGTACGTTTGATGTGTTAATTGAAAACGATATTAATATATGCAGCTAAAAGAAACACAGAAAGCTCTTAGGGCGTTTGGTAAGTATGTAGTGCAGCAATCACGCACGAACCTTACTAAAGGCAAAAAGAATATATCCAAAGAGCTGTACGATTCTATTGGCTACACCATAGAGGAAGTGAGTCAAGGTTTTCGCCTTTACTTTGAGATGGAAGATTACGGTATGTTTCAAGACAGGGGCGTCAAGGGTGTCAAGGGTGGTAAGTCTTTAAGTAACTTTAGCTACAAACAATCATCTAATCTTATTGGCTTAGAAAGTAAGACAGGTACGTTTAGCAAGTGGGCATCTGCAAAGAGAATACAGTTTAGAGATAAAAAGGGTAGATTCCTAAGCTACAAGCAGACAGGGTTTGCACTTGCTACGATTGTAAAGAATTATGGTATTAAGCCATCTATGTTTTTCACTACACCTTTTGAAAAAGCATTTACAAACCTACCTAAAGAATTACAAGAACAATTTGCTATCGACTTAGAAAACTTAATATAATGGCTACAAAGATAAACGTAAGAAGCCCCTTTTACATAAAACCGACTAATAGCAGTTTAGCGAGTGCTACAATGCAGCTATACATCTACACAGGTGTACTAACAACAGACAAACCTGCATCTGCTCAATACACAATCACAAAAAACGAAATAGACTCAAATAATTACGTGGTGTTTGAGATTAGCGAACTTGTAAGAGATTATATAGATATAGAGTTTGATGGCGAATACGATAGCCAAACAGTATGGGTAGAATCTGATATAACTATGTACAATGCTGTTGATGGTGGGGGTTCAAGTGTAGGTACGAGTAATACAGACTATATAGCGTTTGATGGTTATGGTTACTTTCACGAGGGTACAAATCCTCAGCTGTCAAGAGGGTTGCTACTATCAAACAATACTATATTCAGACTAAACGATAGCAACGTAAGAATCCCTGTATTTACAGAGGACACGAATAGCGTATCATTTTTCTATCAAGGTGTTGAGAAGCGAACTCAAAGCATACCATCAGCAGGGGTTGATGTAAATAATACAAATGGTCAAATAGAATACGTTACAGTAAGCGGCTCTGATAATACCGACACTTATGAAGAAAGAGTTTTAGCTGATGGAGGTACACTCGAAACATCAAGCTGTTTAACAGACTTTCTAAATCAATTAGATATAGGACTTGTAGATGAAGTTTACATAGCAACAGATAATGGTGTTGAGGTAGTTAAGATATTAAGCACAGATGAATGTAAATACGAACCTTATAAAGTTACATTCGTAAATAAGTTTGGCGCTTTGCAAGACCTTTGGTTTTTTAAGAAGTCAGTAGAATCCACAAGCGTAACATCTGAGCAGTTTAAGGCATCTATATTCGACCAATCTACCCTAAGCTATAAAACACATAAGCATCAACAGCAGGCGTTCTTAGCGCAAGGTAAGGATAGAATCACAATGAACACGGGATATGTTAATGATGACCATAACGCTGTCTTAGAGGAACTATTATTAAGTGAGCAGGTATGGTACACAGAGATAACAGAAACAGAAGAGAAGGTTATACCTGTTATCCCATTAACTAAGTCAATCACATACAAGACAAGTGTTAACGATAAACTTGCAAACTATACAGTAGATTTTGAACACGCTTTTGATAAAATAAATAACATTAGATAGTGCAGAGCATACAGCTATATATAAGTGAAATAGTTTTAAGGTTGGGTGGTTTTACACAACAAACCCAACAGGTTAGCACAGAACTAAATGATAGCAACGCAACCTTTATAAGCTCAGGTGTAAAACAAGGTTATGGGATAACCAACACAAATGAATTTAACGAGGTCTTTACTGCTACCATCGTAAGCGTAGATAGTGAAACTAAACTTACATTATCTAACACTATATATGGGCAAGGCGATCAACAAGCTCAATATGTGATAATAGGTAAAAAAACAGATAGAGTAGATATGTTTAAGGACGAAAGCGTATCTATCACTCAGTCTATCCAAAACGTAAAGGATATCGCTAAGGTATTTACAGAGTTTACAAAGACGTTTGCTCTACCTGCATCTAAGACTAACAACAAGATATTCAAACACTACTATAACTTTGATATCACAGGGGGCTTTGATGCGAGAACAAAGAAAGATGCCACACTTGAATTAAACAACTTACCATTTAAAAAAGGTAAAATTAAGTTAGAAGGTGTTGACTTGCAGAACCGCAGACCTAAATCATATCGCATTACGTTCTTTGGTAATACAGTAACACTTAAAGACCTATTAGGGGAAGATAAGCTAAACTCACTTACAAGTCTTAATAGCTTAAATGAAACATATGCATCTTCTAATATCAAAGCTGCTTTACAAAGAGATCCTGCATCAAACGATGTAGTAGTACCTATTATCACACACTCAAAAAGACTTTACTACGATAGTGGGGATAACACACCTAACACAGGCAATCTATTCAATCACACAGGCGGTGGGTCGCATAATCACGGACTTGCTTATAACGAATTAAAATACGCACTTAGAGTAAATAATATTATACGAGCAATAGAATCAAAATACGACATAAATTTCAGTACAGATTTTTTTAGTACTTCAAACGATGCTTACTATGATTTGTTTATGTGGTTGCATAGAAAAAAAGGTGTAGTGTCAAGTGGTGGTCAATTAGACCAATCAATTAAACTTATTAATGGATGGTCAACAGCATCAGGGGGCGTGTCTGAAATTATAAACTCATCTACACTATTAATAACAGACGCTAATTTAGTAAACAATTTTACTTTATCTTTAACACGAACTGCATCTACACCATACAATATATCTATAACTCGTAATGGCACAGAGATATATGCTGAATCGGGAATCACGTCCACAACTAAAAGCATAAATTTATATTCATACGTTCAAGATGATGCGGAATACTCAGCAACCTTAACTTACACAAGTGCATTAAGTTTTACAAGCATTGAATTTGAATTAACATATAATTTAACATCTACTGAAAGTTATAATACAGGTTCATTTTCTGCTCCTGCTGATTTTGAGTTTGTGATTACAGAACAGATACCTGAGATTAAAGTAATAGACTTTTTGACAGGTCTATTTAAAATGTTTAACCTCACAACTTTTGTAGAGGATAATGGCACGATATACGTTGATGATTTAGATAGCTTTTATGCAAATAAAAAATCAATAAGCACAGCGTACGATATAAGTGAGTTTGTAGATGTAAACAGCAGCCAAGTTAATGCATCACTACCTTATAGAGAGGTGTCGTTTAGTTATGAAGATACAGATACATTTTTAGCTGCTACACATAATCAACTATTTAATCAAGAGTGGGCAAAAACTAATTACAGCCAAACAGACGATGATGGTAATATAGTGGATGGTGGTCTTTATAGCGTAGTAGCACCATTCGGACACCCTAAATACGAAAGACTTGTTGATTTAGATACAGAAAGTCAAACAGATATACAATGGGGTTATAGCGTAGATGATAACCAAGAGAGTTATATAGGTAAGCCAATACTCTTTTATCCTGTATATACAAACCCAAGTGAGGTTATCAGCTTCATAGATACAGTTACCGATGGCACGTATGGTCAGCACTCATCAATTTCAGGAAGTGTAAATATGCCCTCTAATAGCGTTTCTTTTAGCTCAGGTACATCTACTGCCAATATCAATTTTAAGTTAGAGAAAAACGAATATACAGGCGATAGTAGTTTTACAGGTACTTTGTTTCAAAACCATTACAGCACTTATATTACAAACGTGTTTAACACAAAGAACAGACTTACAAAAGTAAAGGCATATCTACCCCTTAGAATCCTTTTGAACTTTACACTTGCTGATAGGTTTGATATCAATGGCAAAAGGTATAAGATCAACAGCATAGAAACGAACTTAGCGACAGGCGAATCAAACATAGAACTATTAAACGAATTATGATACAAAATATCTTAGAGTTACTACCCTATGTAA